ATACATTTGAATGTACATTAAAGTGTACAAAGTCTAAGGGTAAATAAACATGGTAACTGTAATGGGTATTGTATTTGTTTTCTTGTCTCAAGGGGTAACTCAGTTTCAAGAAGTTAGAAAATATGATTCATTAGACGCTTGTTGGGAAGATGCAAAGGTTGTTATGCAAGACAAGAAGACACCTTACCATATGGCATGCGTTCCACAGTTTATAAAAGGGACTAGTACATGATTGGTTTAGTAACAGCAGTAACAAGTTTAGTAGGAACTTGGGTTAAGGGGAAAGTAGAATCGAGCACAGCTATATCTCAAGCCAAAGCATCCGCATTGACCACAGCCGCTCAGTCAACAGCCGATTGGGAACGGATCATGGCAGAGTCAACAAAGAACAGTTGGAAGGACGAGTGGTTAACTATTGTCTTCTCAGTGCCGCTAATACTTGTGTTTATACCAAGCATGGTTCCACACATACAAGCAGGGTTCACTGTTTTGACTTCCTTGCCTGAGTGGTATCACAACGTATTGTTTTTAATTGTCAGTGCTAGCTTTGGTGTCAAAGGTGTCACTGGTGTAATCGAAAAGATAAGGAAATAACTATGCCATACGGTAAAGGAACATACGGATCTAAAGTAGGCCGTCCACCAAAGTCACAGAAGCCTTCTAAACCTGAAAAGAAGAATCCTTCAACAATGGTAAAGCGTCTTAAAAAATGAGGAGGGTATAGTGACTACGTTTAAAAAGAATCCACCACCTCAAATTAAAGGCTATGTCCCTATTGGTAAGGGATATTATTATAGACCGGGTGATACTGTTAACTCAGAAAAACCTAAAAAGAAAAAACCTACTAACCCTATTGATGACGATAAGAATTGGATAAGAACTCCTAACGCACCTAAAGGCCCGAGGTTCTAATGGCTGTTAAAAAAGATTCACGACTTGCAAGAGCAGGTGTCTCTGGTTTCAACAAACCAAAAGCAACTCCAAGTCATTCAAAGAAATCTCATGTAGTAGTCGCTAAAGAAGGCGACCAGATAAAGACAATTAGGTTTGGTGAGAAGGGTGCTAGTACAGCAGGGAAGCCTAAAGCAGGTGAGAGTGACCGTATGAAAGCAAAGCGTAAGTCATTTAAAGCTAGACATGGAAAGAATATTGCTAAGGGTAAAATGTCAGCGGCTTATTGGGCTGATAAAGTTAAGTGGTAGGTATTGACATTTGAGTAAATATGTGATATACTATTACTCAATCGTAGGAAACGCAAATGACGTATATTAATTTAGTAAACAACATCTTGAAACGATTAAGAGATAACACAGTGTCAACAGTCGTTGAGACTAACTATGCTGAATTAATCGGTGTGTTTATTAATGATGCCAAACAAGAGATCGAAGATGCTTGGTCATGGTCTGGATTGAGAACTACATTAACTGCAACAACTTCTTTAGATGTCTTTAACTATGAACTTAATGGTAGTCAAAATAAACTCACAGTGTTGGATGTTGTGAACGATACGGATAATGTATTCCTTGAGTATAAAACTGCACATGAGATGAATGCTTTATTTTTAAACAACGATCCGCAAAAGGGATCTCCACGGTACTACAGTTTTAATGGTATCTCAACTGACGGTGATACACAAGTAGATTTGTATCCTATTCCTAATGGTACTTACGTTATTCGTTTCAATGTGATTCAACGTACTGGCGATCTAGTAGAGAATGGTGACTCTCCTTTGATTCCTACACAACCTATCTTACACCTAGCCTATGCAAAGGCTTTAGAAGAGCGTGGTGAGGACGGCGGCATGTCACCAGTATCAGCCTACGCTACAGCACAACGTACCCTGTCTGACGCAATAGCATTAGATGCGGCTAAACATCCTGAAGAAACAGTCTGGTATGCCGTATGAGCAAACCTTTAGTCTCAGCTTCTATTGCCGCACCGGGATTCTTAGGACTCAACACTCAAGAGTCTTCAATCATCTTAGAAGACGGCTATGCGTTAGAAGCAACTAATTGTATTATTGATAAGTATGGACGGTTAGGTTCTCGCAAAGGATGGGATCTTAAATCTATTGGTGTTGGTGATATTGGTTATAACAGTACCTACCCTACTGTTCACGATATAAAAGATGATATAAATTATCTTAGATTTGATGGTATCGCCACTGTACCTGATGAAAATAATAGGTTTGCAGGGAATTTTGAGGTAGTATACAATGATCCGCATAACATTCCAATAGGCGACACAAAAGAATTTGTTTCCTTAAGAGGAAACTCGTTGAATATAGCTCAATATGTAACCTTACCAGCAGGGGAAACAACGTATACTTTTACAGCAACTTCTACTACTAAACTAATTAGTGCTGATACAGTTTTAGGGTTTGGTAATGTCAATATACAACGAGATCCGCTGGCAGTCTTGGTAGAAGCCCCTCCTATACCTTATTTAGAAGGTAGTCACAGACATGTTCAAAGTTCAGGGAGTTCAGTTCGTTTGTGTTGGGGAGTTCAAAACTCATCTCTAGCACAACCTTATGATTTTGGTTTTTATCAGGATCTTGGTAGTCTACTACGGCCTTTGATAACTAGCACAGGTAATTCCGGTGCTCTTAAAGATTTTACCGCCGTGACGTTAAACAACAAATCATTTTTCTTTCAAGAAAACTATAGACCTATGCAGTATGGAGAGCTTCCTGATAGTACTATCCAGTTAGGCGATGTTGAATCTAATTTTGCTAGTTATACAGATCCAGCTACAAGCAGTGCTTTTGCAAATGCGGCGGCTTATCGAGCTCACATTCCACAAGCAGGTGTATCGCTCTCTGCTTATGGTAGGATCTGGTGTGCTCGTACAGCTACTGATAAAACAACTTTATACTTTTCAGATTTACTAGATGGGTCTAATTGGGTTGGTGGTTCATCAGGTTCCTTAGATACGGAAGCTATCCTAGTTAATGGCGGTGATGAGATTACTGGACTAGGCGCACAGAATGGACAGTTAATTGTTTTCTTTAGAAACTCTATTATTGTCCTTGCAGATAATGCAGGGTCATCTTCCTTTAATCCTGCACAACTTCGACTTGTTGAAGTTATTAATCGTGTTGGTTGTGTTGCAAAATACAGTATTCAAAACACAGGATCAGATATTATTTTCTTATCTGAAGACGGCTTGCGTTCTCTTGGTAGAGTTATTCAAGAAAAGTCTCTACCAATGAGAGATTTGTCTGCAAATGTCCGAGATGATTTAGTACAAGATGTTAGGGCGCAGCCAGTTAACAATATTAAATCGTGTTACTCAGAAGACAATGCATTCTATCTACTGTTGCTTCCACTGTATAATAAAATATATTGTTTCGATACTCGTCAGACATTACAAAATGGTGCGCTAAGAACAACTATCTGGGATAATCAAACTCAAGGTTCTATGTTAGCAACGCCTAATGAAATTTACTTTACTGGTTCTTATGGGGTTGCTAAGTATACAGGGTATACAGATAACAACGAAAACTATTACTTAAAGTATTACACTAACTACTTTGATCTTGGTAATCCGAATCAAATAAAAAGTGTGAAGAAATTAGGCGCAACAGTTATTGGTGGTTCTGGTCAAGACTTTGTTCTAAAAGTAGGCTTTGATTATGAAGATGCTTACAGATCTTTTCCAAGTCAACTTACTACAGTTAGTTTATCTGAGTATGGAACAGCAGAATATGGACTAGCAAATACTGTCGTTGCTGGTTCCCAAAGTTCAAGTACAATATCTATTAGTGCATCTACACATTATACTGTTGATTTTTCTACAACTCAAACTGCAACTTACTCTGTTCCATTAAGTGTATGGTTAGATTCTGATACATATTATTATACTAATGATGATGGTACAAGAACCAACACTACGGTATACACAAATCTAAGTCATTATAATACTGAGTTTAATCTAGGCACGGTTTCTAGCGGCCCTGTAAAACTTTCAGTTGGGGGTTCAGGCTCAGTACTTCAGATAGGATTTGAAACTAATATTAATGGGAATGAAATTTCAATTCAAAAGATAGATGTTTATGCTAAACAAGGCAGGATTGTATAATGACTAACTACACAAAACTAACAGACTTTGCAAGTAAAGACGCACTGCCTAGTGGGAATGCGTCAAAGATTCTTAAAGGTACTGAAATCAATAATGAGTTTGTGGCAATTTCCACTGCTATTCAAAGTAAAGCAAATACAGCAAGTCCTGCGTTGACAGGTTCACCTACAGCACCTACGCCATCTGCTAATGATGACTCTACTAAGATAGCTACTACCGCTTATGTACAAAATGAGTTCACAGGTTTAGGAGGCGCAGGTTTAACGCTTACTAATGGTGTTCTTAACTTAGATACTACAGCAGTAACGGCTGGTAGTTATGGCAGTGCAACTTTAATCCCAGCAATTACTGTAGATACAAGAGGACGTATCACTGCCGCTTCAACAAATGCAATTGATCTTTCTTCTAAGATGTATACGGTTGCTGTTTCATCAACTACTGGCACGACTCGTGATGTTTATTTAACAACAGGTACGTGGCAAATTATTATGACAGATACATTTGCTGACGAAACAGATGGCGAGTTAAATTATACATATCAAGCAACTCGTAATGTTACTGTTAATAGCACCACAGTAGGGACTACTGTACGTCTACATAATAATTCGAGCGGTAAAGGACGGAATATGCACGGGCTTGATATAGCAACTGCTACAACAGTCGTTTCTTCCGCAGGTACTTTTA